GTATTATCCCAAGTGAGATTGTGTATTGGATTAGAGCTAAATGAGCTAAATAGTAATGGTAAAAATGTAGTTTTATTATGCGGATTAGACAATGGTATGGAGCTAGCGTCAGGTACTAATGTATCAGGAGCAGCATTTGGAGATATGAACGGCTATGATTGGACTTTTGAGGGAGCTGAAAGTTTCCCTACTCCTACTGTAGCTGATTATACATCAGCGCCATTTGATAACTCAGCATTCAATAGTGGTAGCACTATTACAATAGATGCAGACTAATTAAATTAGTTTTTATTTATTGATTTATATATATAAAAGGGAGGCTATATGCCTCCTTTTTTGTTAAATTTAAAAACATATAAAATGTACAAATTAAAAAAACAATACAAAGGCGTAGAATTAATTAAAAATGGTAGATTAATTAGATTAGACACAGTAAAGTCAAATGAGGTAAAATTATTAGGTCTAGAAAAATATTTTACTAAGTCAAAAAAAGACAAAAAATCAGATAATATTGTAGGTAGTAAATTGTAAAAAAAAATATTTACAATAAATTTCTATTATACTATATGATACATGGAATATACGGCAGTAATATAGAGTCATACTTATCCCTATTAGAAAGTCAAATTAATGACAATGTAGCAACTACTAATCTAAGGTATTTATTTAAGTGTACTAATGATATGACTAAAGATGTCAAATATGCATACGGCACTATAGTAGAAATAAATGACAGATTTGTAAGGCAGAGACTCACACATAGTACAGTAGATGGAGTATTAACAGGTCGGATAAATTTAAAGCCTTTTGGATTTTGGACTTACGAAGTATATGAGGTATCATGGGTAGGTACAGTAGATTTATCATCAGGCAAAGCGCCTACCACAGAGACAGAGGTATTAAGTCCAGCAGCAAATGACAAAGGAGTAGTACAGGGATTAGTACATAGAGGTAAAATTAAAGTACAAGAGACTGTAGGAAGTGAGCAAATACAATATACACAGCATACAGCAACAGAGACAAATTATTTATACACAGATTAAAATAAAAAATTATGGCAGATACAACACAGGAATTATTAAGCGAGCAACTAGGTAAAGGGGGAGTAGAAATAGTAGTATCAGGTACAGGAGCTGTATCTGGTAAGGATTGTTATGCTGTAGCGTTTCCTATAGAGACTACAGTAAGTAATTTAGATACAGGTAGTAATGTGTCAGGTACAGACTCAAATTTACATCAAACATACCAAGCAGGTACTACATTGTTTCTTAACTTTACAGCAATTACTATTAGCTCAGGATTAGCACTTATATACAAAAATGATACTCTATAATGAGATTAGCATTAACAAATAGTATTAATAGATA